GCCATGACTCCCATCGGTCTGTACTGCACCTTGTACAAACACTCAGATCCCAACAATGTCCTGGTGTTTGACGACTGTGATTCGGTGTTCCAAGATGACTTGAGCTTGAACATTCTCAAGGCCGCCCTGGATTCTGGCAAGAAACGCAGGATCTATTGGAACTCGGACTCGGCCATGTTGCGCCGTGAAGGTGTGCCTGACTGCTTTGACTTCAAAGGTGCTTGTATCTTCATCACCAACCTGCAGTTTAGCAATCTCCGTAGCAAGAAACTGCAAGACCATTTGGAAGCCTTGCAGAGTCGTTGCCACTTCTTGGATCTTACACTCAACACCATGCGTGATCGTTTCTTGCGTATCAAACAGATCTTCCGTCAAGGACAACTGTTCAATGACTATGATTTTACACCAGAACAAGGCGACGAAATTCTCAACTTCATGGATGCCAACAAGGACCGACTGCGTGAAATGAGCCTGCGTATGGCCTTGAAGATCGCAGACCTGACCAAGGTCAGTGCTGACAACTGGAGGGCCTTGGCCGCCAGCACTTGCATGAAAAACTCATAATCGGTAGCTCCTGGGCAGTGGAGACACTGCCCATTTTACACAGGCACTTTGGTGCCTGTTTTTTTGATCTTTGACAACTAAGTATGCTATACTAGCACATGATCCTGACTGTCGATCTTGTTGATCTATCAATACAATTTCAAGTATTGCAAACGCCCATGGCCAAGCTATGGCTTGAACGCATGAGTCAAAGACATCAGTGGCCCTTGGATGACTCTGGAAGATTCTACGGGTTTAATACACAACAACAAGACGAACAGGTTGCCTTGGCAAAAATACAAGAATGTGTGCAAGGAATCAATGCCTGGCAACCTCTGATCAATCGCACCTTGCACACAGTACACGACCAAGATACATTGAACTATTTGCACAATCTTTTTGAACAGTGGCACGGATTGTTGGATCAACATCCGACCCACCCTGTCTATGGCAACATACCCAATGAAGTAAGACGACACCTGGCCAATCTCAACATCGCTGTGCATAGATGCGAAAGCACAGCCCGTGGCAACAGACCCAGATTTGTTTGTACATGGTTTGGCATGCCCAAGACCAAGACCTTGCCCGTGGAGGTCATGCATGAATTTGGAACTTTGAATCCCAAGTTCGGATCGGTGTGTTTAAACTATGCCGAGATCGGCAAGACTCTGGAGGACCTCACACAAGATCGTGATAACTATATCAGTGACCATGCGTTTTTACCGTTCAACCACTATTCAGCAGACTTCAATGTTCGCATGCATGAGGAAACTGCGGATTATGTTGCTGACAAATTGATCAGGATGCAGGCATACTACAACCAACACAGAGAGTTTTTCTTTGATCAAGGCTTTGTCACATTCCAAGATCCTAGACTGTTGCCTTTGCGTTTTCCAGTGGCAGAACTGATTGAAACCATGCCTCGCCATGAATTATTAACAGCCATAAGTCAACACCAGCAGGTCACACAGGTAACCATACAATGAGAACAGCCACGATCACCATCCGCGACGAAGTCAATATCAAGATCGAGGGCCTTGAACTGGATGCTCGTAGAAGTTTGGTCAATGCATTCAAGTATGATGTGCCTTATGCCAGATACTTGCCAGCGGTGAGACTGGGACGTTGGGATGGCAAAGTCAGTTACTTTCAACTGGGCGGCAGCACTTATGTTAATCTCCTGCCCGAGATTATTCCTATCTTGGAAAAGTTCAACTATGACATTGACCTAGATGATCAAAGAGATTATCAGACCACGTTTGAATTTGTTCAGGTCACTGAAGACAGTTACAAGCACATAGCCTGGCCCACGGGTCACCCTGCAGCCGGAGAATCCATGCGGCTTCGCGACTATCAGGTAGAAATCATCAACAACTTCTTGGCCAATCCACAGTGCCTGCAAGAAGTGGCCACGGGTGCAGGCAAGACCATCATGACCGCGGCCTTATCGGATGCTGTCACAGCCTATGGTCGTAGCATTGTGATCGTGCCCAACAAGAGCTTGGTCACGCAGACAGAAAAAGACTACATCAACATGGGTCTGGATGTGGGTGTATACTTTGGCGATAGAAAAGAGTGGGGCCGCCAACACACTATTTGTACCTGGCAGAGTTTAAATGTTCTACTAAAGAACACCAAGAACGGCACCACAGAAGATGATTGCACCATAGGTGAGTTCATCGAGGGCGTGGTATGTGTGATTGTGGATGAGGTTCACATGGCCAAGGCTGATGCCCTAAAGACTCTGCTCACAGGTGTCATGAGTCGCATACCCATACGCTGGGGACTCACAGGAACCATACCCAAAGAAAAGTTTGAAAGTGTGGCACTCTTGGTCAGCCTGGGTCCTGTGATCAGCCGACTGTCAGCATCAGAACTGCAAAGCCAGGGTGTGCTGGCACAGTGCCATGTGAACATTGTGCAGTTAGAAGATCATGCCGAGTTCTCCAACTATCAAAGCGAACTAAAATATCTACTAGAAGAACCTGACAGACTAAAGACCATTGCTGATCTGGTTCGACAAGTTAATCTCACAGGAAACACTCTGGTGTTGGTAGATCGCATTGCCGCAGGGCAAGCTCTGACAGATCAGTTGGCAGATGCAGTATTTGTCAGTGGTGCAACCAAGGCCCGGGATCGACAAGATGAATATGATGAAGTAGCCGAAGCAACAGGCAAGATAATCGTGGCCACATACGGCGTGGCTGCTGTGGGCATCAACATACCCAGGATTTTTAATCTGGTCTTGATCGAACCCGGCAAGAGCTTTGTGCGTGTGATACAAAGCATAGGACGTGGTATCCGCAAGGCCGAAGACAAGGACCATGTACAGATCTGGGACGTGACCAGCACTTGTAAATTTGCCAAGCGACATTTAACCAAACGTAAGGTTTTCTATCGCGAAGCAAATTATCCGTTTACACAAGAGAAACTGAGTTGGAAGTAAAGGTTGCACTTGCAACAAAATATGCTATAATCAACTTATGAGAATACTAACACTAGACAACGAGTTGTTTGAACTAGATCATCTTCCTGAAGAAGTGGATGACATGCGCTTTGCCATATTTGACAACAGCGATCCCAAAGATCCGGACTATCACTACATACCCTTGATCTTTCTAGAAAGTTTCACAGCGCCGGCCTTGGTATTACGTATAGGCGACGCTGTGGTCAAGATGCCAGTGGACTGGCAGATCTTGATCGGCGAACCCGACCTGGGCGATCTGGAAGTGCTTCCTTTAACCGCCATCAATGATCGAGGATTCAAGGCCTTCCAGTTCAACCCCTTGACCAGTTTCAGACCCAGTTTCTTGGACATAGAGATCATTGATGTGTATCAAGAAGTAACCTGGTATGCGCCCAAACTAAAAAATGGTCAGATGCTGTGTGTGCCCATCGGTGAAGGGCACAAGCCGGACTGTGTGTACTTTGTCAAAGACATCAGCAGAAACTGTGAAGTGGTAGACTACAATCGGGCCTGGTAATGGACAAACTCAGCATAGCCAATGAAATGACACAGTTTGATCGTAAGAATCGCGAATTCTACAACGAACTCACTGATGAAGAACGCCGGAAGTTTAGCAACTATCTCATGATACGCTGGGGCAGTGCTGTGCAAGGATCAAAGGAACTGCAGGAGTTTTATGTGATAGCCACCAACCAACGACTGAATAGACATTTCTTTGCTGTGAATCGTCATCCTCGTCTGCAGTGGCTCATGTCCACCACTGTGAGTCCCGGACTAGGCACACAACGACATGTGTGGATTGCGCCCAAGAAAAAAGAACCTGGTGTCACGGGTATTCGCAAACAGTTGGCCGAACTGTATCCGCATTTAAAAGATGATGAACTAGATGTTATGACACGGATTACCACGGCCAAAGAACTAGCAGACTATCAACGTCTCAGTGCGCAAGACACGAAAAAATGACCTACGAATGTCGTTATTGCAAGAAAAGTTTTGTCAAGGAAACCAGCCTGGCCGTACACATGTGCGAGCCCAAGCGTAGGTTCCAGGAACAAGATGAGCGTGGAGTGCAACTGGGCTTGCATGCATATCTCAAGTTTTATGAACTCTCTCAAGGCAGTGCCAGACTAAAGACCTTTGAAGATTTTGCCACCAGTCCCTACTATCGAGCCTTTGTGAAGTTTGGCAGGTATTGTGTGGCGGTCCGGGCCATCAACCCAGCCAGATT